TCGCCTCCGGGTGCTCGACGTCAACCCAATGGTCAGGCTCTCCGGCTGCCGCAAGCGACAGCCTGACGGTGCGAAGTGATTTCGCGTAGCTCATGGATTAGTAGCTGCTTTCGGTGTTGTTCAGGACGAACTTGCAAGGTCCGCCGTCCGTGGTGTTGTAAATCCCGCGCCCGTTGAGCGTGATCTGGTACAGGCCGCCACCGAGGTCGCGCGTCGCCGGGCCATCGCCGTAGTTCGCCGCGGTTGCCGTAAACACCAGACTTCGCAGCGTGCTCGTCGACCCGTACGTGTGCGTCAGCACGAGCGCGTTCTCGGTGAATGCGCCCGCCGTTCCCATGTACTTGGCAAGGTCGTCCGCGTTGGCCGTGCCGGCGTCGAGGCTGATCGAGAAGGTGACCTCGAGGGGTTGCTCGTCGATCCGGGAAGGATCACGCGACCCGGTCGTGTGCACGACCTCCTGCGCCCGGCTCAGGGTCAGCTCGAACGACGTCACGCGGTTGGCGGCGGACCCGCCGATGCTGACGCTCGTGTCGATGCCGATCCACGGTTTTGCCGTCTCCGCTGTCAGGCCCGTGGTTGCCGTCCCGCCGGAGACGCCGGTCAGGCCGACGAACGAGGTCGAGTGCGACAGCAGGCCGTCCGCCGCGGCGAACGACAACCGCAGCTCCGAAACCTTGCAGCCGGGGTACTCGCGATACGCGACGGGGTTGGCGTCCTCGATCGTGAACGACGGCACCGATGACGCCAGCGTGATCGTGTGCGGGTACACGCCGGAGGTTGCGCTGCCCGTGGACAGCCCACCCATGACGCCGTACAGCAGGTGCCCGATGCCGGCGGGAAGTGCCGGACCTTCGAGGCTGACGTTGGCGCGGCCACCGCCTTGCAGCAACGCAAAATCCATCGCGGCGATGCCACGCCGGCCGCTGTCGCGCACCGCGTTGTACTCGTTCGCGAACGTCGGGTCGGCCGTCACCGGCAGGACGTGCGTGGCGGCCACGGCAGTCCCCCAGGTGGACTCCTTGCCGATGTTGACCTTGGTCAATGAAAGGATGGGCACGTTACGCCTCCGGTGCCGGTACGTCGGCCGGGCTGTCCGCCTTGGCCTCGTCGCTCGCGCTGGCGTTCTGCCACCCGATGCGACGCAGGTCGTCGGCGTCGTTGTCGTCGATCGTCCACGTGCCCGCCCTGCCCGGAACGTACGTCCGCAGCCCGACATGCACGCGTTTGACGTCAGCCCCGTCGGGCGGACGCATCCTCACTGCCATGTTACGCCTCCACCCACGTCGTCGCGTGGTACAGGTCGCATTCGAGCGTCAGCTCCGCACCGACGTACTCGTTGCCGTTGTAGTCGATTTGCCCGATCGTCGCACGTGTCAGGCGGACCTGACGAACCCCGTTGCCGAGGTTCTGGTTGGCGGCGATCAAGCCCCGAAACGCGTCGATGAACGTCAGGATCGCCGCGTGCGCCCGTGCGATGGTCGGCAGGCCGGACAGGTACCGGACCTCGATCGTTGCCTGCTCGAACTGCGTGTGGTTCGGAATCTGCCCAAACGGGAACTGGTCGAACGTCGACCCGCCGTATTGCATGACGACGGCAGGGTACGCTGGCACCTGCTCCGGTGGTGCGCTGTAGATCAGGTTGGCGCGCACCGCGAGCGTGGCCGTTGCGGCCTGCGCGACGGTCCCGAGTTGCGTGAGCGCAGCGGCGACCGTCATGCCGACCTCGCCACGCGCCCGAAACGATCCTCGATGGCCTTCGTCTCCTTCGCGACGCTCTTGCGGATGACGGCCTTCATGGTCGGAATCGCGCGCGACATCCACCCACGGGTCGATTGTCCTGCGCGTGATGCCGAGTTGCCGGTGCCGTCCTTCGAGTAGGTGTACCCGGATGCGTTTCGGCCGGCGATGCGCTTGGCGTAGTTGAGCGCCCAGCCATACCGGAAGCCGGTGTCGCTGACCCCTGCGCCGGCAGACACCGACCCGAGCTGCGGCTTGCCGCCCCTCGCATCGAAGTACCGCTGCCTCAGTGCCGACGACAACGTGCCGGTGCGTTCCGGCACGAACGACGCGATGCGCTTCTCGCCAGCCGACGTTGCTGACATGACGACGCGCTTCATGCTGTCCCGGTACACCACGTCGCCACCGAGCGCCTTCGAGATGCCCCGCAGGCCCGTGACGTTGACGCGGATGACGTTGCGCGACGGCGGCATGTCAGGCTGCCCCAAGTCCGCCGCCGTGGCGGTACGGGTCGAGCATCCGGCGAACCATCGGGTGCAACCCACCCTGGATGATCGGACCCGTGAAGTCGCCACCGCCGGCAATCGGTGCGCCACCGCTGACTTGCTGGCGGTACACCAAGGCCGACTGCATGATCGCGGCCTCCTTGATAACGGTCGGTGCGGTTGCGCCGTACCCGAACGTCGCGATCACCCGCACGCCGCGATCGTGCAGCGGCAGGAGCGTCGACGAGTTCGGCGCGAGGCGAATGTGCGTATACGGCTGCGACCTGCCGGACGCGTTGAACGGGCCGGGGTACGTCGTGCTAATGACGGTGTAGGTGCTCCAGTCGCCCGCGCTGTCATACGCGAGCGACGTGAGCGACGTGAACGGGTCCGTCTCGACGATCCACGGGCCGCGCGCCGTGTAGTAGCGCGTCTGGCTGAGCGGTTGGATGTCCGCGCCGACGAAGTCGTCGATCTGCCGGGACACGCTGTGCACGATCCGCGTGATGCGATCGTTGTCCACCGCGTCCGTGATCCCGAGTTCGGCCTTGAGGTCGTCCTCGGTGCAGTAGATATCCGTCGGCGCAGGCATCGTTCTCGAACCTTACGAGGCGCTGTTGGCGTAGTACTTGACGGGGTTGTAGGTGGTTGAATTGGCCGCGTTGAGACGCCCGCCGGTGCGCTGGAACGCGTAGAACCCGACCTGCAGGTAGTCCGCGTACCGCTCACCGAGACGCACGATCTGAATGCCCGACACGTCGCGGATGATGTACTTCGAGAAGTCACCAAACAGGATCGACTTCGCCGAGGCAGCCATCGTCGCGACGTCGTTGTTCACGACAATCGGGTACCCGAGGATGCTGTCCGGCTGGCCGGCCTGCACCGACGGCTCCCAGAGGGGCCGATTCTGGCTGTCGAGGAGCTTGCGAATGATGCCGATGCTGGCGTCCTTCGTCATGAAGCGCGCGTTCTGCCGGTACGCGGCATCCACGCTGTAGACGAGATCGACGATGTCGGCGTAAATCACCGTGGTCGTCTGGCCCGTCGCGCCGGCTTTGCCTGACGCAGCGCCCGTGACGACGCCGTGCGGCTGGCTCGACCCGGTGCCCGTCGTCCAGTGGGCGTTCTGCGCACGCCCGAGACGCTCGCCGAGTGCGTTCGCGATGAAGGTGTCCAGCGGGAACTCCGAGTCCTGGATGAGCTGCTGTGACACGAGGACGAGGCTAGACGTGTACATGTAGGACGAGACGGTCAGCTGCGAGAACGTCATCGCGGATTCAGAAATCTGCGAGTTCTCGCTCAGGATCGACCCGCTGACGCCGGTCTCGTCGACGGACGGCAGAAGCAGGTCGGCGCCGCTCGACGTTGGGTACACGGTCGCGACGCTCAACATGCCGCCGTACTGGCGACGCGCCGCTTCGATGAAGCCGCCGAACTCCTGCGCGACGAGGTACCCACCGGCGCTGTTGGTGCCGACGGATTGCGCGCGCTGCTCGCGCTGCCGGTTGTACTGGCGGAGTTCCGGCTCAAGGTCTTGCTCGTTGCCACGAAGCCACGCGTTGAACGCGCGACGCTGAGCCTCCGGCGACAGGATGCCGGGCTGCGTGGCGGCCTTGCGCTCCTCGACCTCGACGGCCTGCCCGCGGACGGCCGACTCCTCGGCTGCCAACTTGTTGGCCTTGTCGATCGCGCCGATGCGCTTGTCGAGCGCCTGCAAGTCCTTGTCGAGCGCGTCGAAACGCTGCTCGGTGGCGGCGTCCCAGTTCGCCTGATCGCCGACGATTTGACGCATCTCCAACGCCAGCCGGTTGCGGCTGTCGCGGAGTTCAACCAATGTGGACACGTAGGTGCTCCTACAACATGGCGACGCGCGCTCGTGCTCGAGCACGCGTCAGGCTTGATACGCTCGGCCGTTCGGCCGGTGGTGACGGGAGGCGAACGCCTGACCGCACCTGCACTGATGTCTGGAGGTATGCCGGATACGTCACCGGCCCGACGTCGTACAGGTCAACGTCGAGCAACTCGCGAACGTAGCCGGATGCGCCGCCACCCGACCAACGATCGGTGACGACGGAGAACGCGAACGAACACTGGTTCACGTCGCCGCGCCGGACGAGTTCGGCCACGATCCCAAAGACGTCGGCGGTCGTGCTGCGGTAGCAGAAGCGGCCGGTGTCGGTCAGGATGCCGAGGTGCAGGGCCTTGGCGGTGACGGCATCGAC